TATCCGACAATCCTTTTGTATATTGTTTAGGAAATTTCTTCATTATATTATATTAAATAAAAGTTTTTTAGAAAATATTATTTATAACATTAGACTATCTACAGCTTCTACAAAACCTTCACCTTTTTTTGGTCTTGAACCCCTAATTATTTGTGCAAATTGTCCGCTTCCTTTGATATTTTTAATATTAGCAGGTGATTTAGGAGCAGATTTTTTTAAAATTCCTAATTTTTGCCCTGCTGATTTCAAACCTTTTTTTATTTTACCTGCTCCTGATTTGAATCCTTTCACTATTTTAGGTGCTGATGCCTTTATTCCTTTGATTACTTTTGGTGCTATTGCTTTAAACATTCTTCCTATTGATGATAGAAAACTCATTATATTATTAAGTTAGAATTAATTTTTAAAATTATATTTCTTTTTCTTTTATATTCTTTCTGATTATTTGATTTAATTCCTTTCAAAAATTTTTTTTTGGTATTTTTAAAAGGCATAAATTTTATTGGTGCTATAACTTCTTTTATATTATCCATATATTATTATAAATTATTATTTTTTGTTTTAATCTATCTTATTATATACTTTTTCTGCGATATCTTTGCTATGTTGCATGTCTTCTGCTAATTCTTTTTTTTGTTTCTGTGATAAATTATCATTATATTTGTTTGTTATATATATACTTCGTAATAAAGATGTAGATATAACTTTATCAAAATGTTTTTTATAAATTTTATTTAAATATTTACTGATGCCATTAGCAGTCATTGGAGTATTTGTAGTTATATTTATTAATAAAAAACCTGTATTATTTATTTTAGCCCATTTATTAATTAATTTTCTTAATTCTAAATCTTTTATAATAATTTTTTGTTCTCCTTTATATTTAGCAGTTTTAAATTGATTTAATTGAAAATATGGAAGTCCATTTTTTCTGATTACGAAATAATTTTTATCATCATCTAATTTATCATCTTCATTTACAATTTTCATTTCAGCGAAATCATTTCTTACTATAGGGAATGCCTTGCCTGAATATAAATAATGAACTAAATATTGTTGAATTAAATCTTTTTCTTTATTAGTTAATTCATCAATAGGTTTTTCTAATAAAGGTTTTGTATCTTTTTTCATCTTTCTTAATAATTTTAATATTTCACTATAATCTACCCAATTTTTATTTTGTTTATTTGATTTTTCATTATCATCATAAGTATCATTTATACTGTCTTGTAATTTTTTGATTTTTTCTTGATATTTTTGAATTAAATCATCATATTTTTTTGAATCACTTTGTAGTAAAATCACGACTGCTACTAAATAATTTTTCATTGTATTCTTATTTTTTTCTTCTAATGATTTTATTATATTATCAAAATCTGTTAAAAAATCTAATGATTGAATTGTATCATTTTTCATTATAATTTTATGTAAATTTTTTAGATTTTGAGTATATACTTTTAAACTGCTTTGACTTATATTTGGTCTATTTTCTTTAATTATTTCTTGAATATTCATATATAATATATATAGATTTAATTTTTAGTTTTTTAACTTAGTTTTATACATTTTTTAAAAATAGCCTATTGAAATTTTTAAACATGCGACTATATTTTGGCAAAAATAAATTTACAAATAAAAAATTATGCGGTTTATCAAATACATATTCAAATAATTTATTTGCCTCCTTTTTATCTAGTGGCAAAAATTCATCACGAATCACCTCTTTTTCTGCTTTAGTTGAATCAAAAAAGAATATCTGATTGGCTTGTGATCTGATTGTGAGTGGGATACATGATTTTATTTTTTGACTCACAATCCATATTGCCACTGAACTATGTTGCCCTAAAATATGCCTTCCGTTCATCGATAATTTTTTAAAAATTGCTAATGCCTTCGAATTCCGCATAATATAATTTATTGAATCATCTAGCACTATTAATACTCTATGAGGGTCATCTTCTTCGCCTAAATTTTTTTCCTCATCTACAATATTTTCCAAAATCACAGATAAATCTTCTTTATCAAGATTTATGATTTTTTCTTCAGGCAAATCTAAATCCATTGTATCACTTGGAGATATATAATAAACACTGTTAAAAACATTATTATATAAATTATCTTCAGATGTTCCATTTAATAAAGTTTTAATTAAAGATGATTTGCCTGATGCCGGTAGCCCAATAATTAGTGTAAGATTTACATAATTTAAAAAATTACTTAAATTATCAGGTCTGTCAGCAGTATTAAATTTTGCACCTTTAATTTCTATATTACTTTCCTTTTCAATAATTTTCATCTATATATTTATATTATTTATTTTATTGATTTATTTAACTTTAAATATAATATAAATCAATAAAAGTATTATAAATCAATAACTAATGGATATTTTTTAACACTATTTACTTTTACTGGATTTAATCTAACTTTTTTTTTTCCAACATATTCATATCCGATGTTAGAATACATATCAATTAATGAATCTTTATTCATATTTGAAATAGAACCTTTAATATTAACATTTTTTTTGATTTTATTAAGTCCTTTTCTTAATTTATCATTTGTTATTTTATCTTTTTTTAATCTAAAAATCGCTAATTTATTCATATATAATATATTTAGATTTTATTTAAAATATATTTTATATAAATCATAAAATATGTATTATTATTATTACTTATATTTTACTAATAAAATCAAAGAATTATATTATGATTTATATTATAATATATTTTATAAATATAAATTAATTACATTCTAGAAAAATTTATAATTACTTGATTTATCACCCATCAATTCTATTGGAATATTAAGTTCATCTAATTCATTGAACGACCATAATTTATGTCTAGTTTTATACTCTAATTTTAAGGCACTATAAATAAACTGATTGATTTTTAATTTATTTACTTTTTTATTTACTAATTTTTTATATAATATTTGAATGCCTCCTTTTTTATCAATACATTCATTTACATAAAACATTAAGAAAAAATTATAATCATCTAAAGATTCACAATTTTCTAGATTTTGTATATATTTTTTAATTCTTTTGTCTTTCAATAATTCTTTTCTGAAAAAATCTACAGTATCATATAAAGCATTTACAATTTCAGTATCAATTTCCATTTATATATAAATCATAAAAATTTTAAATAATTTTTTATAATATTTAATAATTACTAACATTTTTAAAAAAAAAATATTTAATAATATTATAATATGTCCACACCTGACGGAGTTCAATATAGCAACAATCCTGTAGAATCAACACAAGCTGAATCGGAATTAGTGATTTTCCGTTCTGAATTACCAAGTTATAATCCTAGTAATAATAAATTTATTAGGATAAATTTACCAGTAGCAGATAAAGGATGGATAGATTTTTCTGATACTGTATTATCTTTAAAATTTACAAATCGATCTCATAATACTTCTAGCGGTAGTGCCTCAACAACAGCTGTAAAAACTCAATTATCTAACCTTATTAAAAGTATAAGTGTGCTAAATAGCAATGGAGAGCAAATAGAATATATTAATAATTATAATTTAATATCAAACATAATGGATGATTATTCATTTGGAGCAGAACATAAAAAATCTGTAGAACAAATTTTAGCTTCAGGAGCTCCAGACGGAGACCCGAATAATGCAAATGAAATTAATGGTAGTTCAGGGACAACCGAAGCAAATGGATCAGCATTAACAATGAGTGATAGAATTATGTCTGGGTTTACTAGCGGACAGTTTTTGCTTCCTTTAGGCTACCTTATAGGAAATTCTTGTGCTATAATTTTAGAATTAGAGGACCCTGATACTTGTTTAAAAATTAATACAACTTCTAATGCCGTCGCTGCCTATCAAGTTGAAAATGTAGAATTAAGAGCAAAACAAATTAGATTTAATGCTATGTTTAATATGAGTTTTGAAAAAACTCTTGCTGAGGCAGGTTCTGTTGGTATAAATTACATAACGGAATCCTATCTTCATAATCAAGGCAGTGTTCCAGCATCGACGAGTGGGCAACATAATATTCCCTTCAGTTCTAACCCACGATCTGCTAAATATATTTTAGTATCTCATCGTTTAGAAGCAAATGTAGCTAATAATGATAAATTTTCTTTAGGATGCCGTGCATCTATGGCTATTTCAGAATATGTTTTAGAAATTGCAGGGAAACAATTGCCAACGCAGCCAATCAAAGTCTCTAACACAGATTATTCTAATGCTTATGCTAATGTTTTAGATTGCCTTGGGCAAATTGGCGCTATTAATCATAATACGCTTGTAACTGTTGATACAACCCGCACAAAATTCTATACAGAAACTCAGGCTGAAGATTCTAAATATTTAAGTGGTCTTGTATTAGAGGACTTTAACTCGGCTACCAATCCTAGCGTATACAGCGGAATGAACCTTTCGACTGTCGGACAGATGATATATCGACCAAAAATAGGTTCATCGACATCAGGGGCTTACAGAGTTGATTTATTCACCTCCATCGACATGAGCATACATTTTACAGCCGATGGCCGTTGTTACAGTATTAAATAATCATTTTATAAATAAATTTAAAAAAAAATATATTTTAATAATATATAATGAAAACAAAAATGATGAAAGGACAAAAAAATAATTTAAATGTCACAAGTGATATTATGATAGGTAATGCTGGTTATATAACACAGCCTAGAACTAATTTAGCAATAGTAAAAGGACAAACAGTAATAGCACCTAATTTTTTGTATAAAAGAAGAATACAATAAAAAATATTATATAAATTATAATGGAAAAAAAAATGAAAAAAAAAATGAAAACTAAAAATAAACCAAGAGCATTAAAAAAAGAAGAAATAAGTTTATTCAAAACACATAGTAAACATCATTCAAAAGAGCATATAGATATGATGAAAAAATTTATTAGGGATGGACGTGGGTGCTTCTCGGCAAGTCATAAGATGGCGATGAAACTTGTAGGTAAATAATATAATAAAAAAAATATATATAATAAATATATATATGAGTTTTTTAAGTTCATTAGCAGGAAGTATTTTGAAAGGAGGTATTATAAAAAATTTAGGAAAAGGTGCTATAAAAGGATTAAAAGGAAGTGCTGGAAAAATTGTCAAAGGAGTTAAGAGACAAGGTGTAAAAGCAGTAAGGGGTATTAAGAAAGGCGTAGCACAAGTAAAAGAAATACCTGAAGCTTTATCAAAAGTAAAACAATTATCAGGAGCATTTAAAAATATGCCTTTAAAAAATCAAATTACAAACTTATCACGAGTTTTTAATAATCAATTAAAAGAAGCAGGAAAAAAAGCACTAAGTGCAGATTCAGCAGAAAGATTGAGTAAATCATTATTAAATGTTGTAAAAAAGGCAAAAGTAAATAAAACATTAAATACATTATTAAAAAATGCTAGAAAAAATGAAACATGGAGCAGTTGGTTAGGGAGAAATGCCAATAAATTAGGTAGTAATTCAAAAAATTTAATACAGCGTGTAGCAAGGGAAGGTGCTGAAAATATTGCAGTAAATCAATCATTATCAACATTATCAAAAGTAGGATTAGGATTAGGTGGGGCAGCGGTCAGTGGGGCTACAACGGCAGTAATAGTAGAAAAAAAGAATTAAATATAAAGTATTTAAAATTAAAAAAATATAAAAAGATAAAAAACGATAAATGCCCGATTATAAAAATGGAAAGATTTATAAATTGGTTTGTGATGCAACGAATAAAATATATGTGGGTTCAACCACAGAAAAATATTTATCAACACGATTAGCAAAACATAAATACGATTTTAAAAATAGAGAAAAACAAAATAAAAATTTATCTTCTTGTGAAATATTTAATAATGATAATTATAGGATTGAATTAATTGAATGTTATGAATGTAATAATAAATATGAATTAGAAAAACGAGAAAGATATTGGATTGAAAATTTAGATTGTGTAAATCTAATAAAACCTACAAAAACGCGAGATGAATATCTTAAATTAAATTATAAAAATATACAAGAGTATCAAAAAAAAAAAATTAAATGTGATAATTGTGATAAATTTATATCAAGAGGATGTATACATAGACATAAAAAAACTATTTATTGTTTGAATTTTGGATAAATATTAAAATATTTGATTTATTTTTTTTTTATAAAATGTGTTATTTTACATATAATTATATGTAAATATAAACTAATGGGAATCATACGACGCATTGGAGGAAAATCAAGATTACAAAAAGAAATCACTGGAATGATGCCCGTGCATAAAATTTATGTTGAGCCATTTCTTGGGGGTGGTAGTATTTTTTTATATAAATCACCAGCTAAAATTAATATTATAAATGATTTAGATGAAGACATTATAAATATTTGGAAAGATGTCTATGATTTACCTGTAGATATTTATGAATCTATGAAATTTATACCTAATAGAGAATTATTTAAATCATATTTAAATAAAAAATCATTTGATTCAAACTATGATAGATTATATAGAAATCTATATTTATCTAAAGTATCATTTAGCGGAAATAGATTCACATATGGAGGAGATAAACAAGACATTTCAACTGCCAAAAAAATTAAAAAAATATCTTTACAATTAAAAAATACATCAAATTTAGAAATATATAATGAAGATTATAAAACTATAATACAAAAATTTGATAGTAAAGATACATTGTTTTATTTAGACCCTCCTTATGAAATCGAAACAATGTCTAGAAGCTGGGGCTATAAAAATTTGAATGTTTCACCACAAGAAATATGTGATTTATTAAAATCAATAAAAGGTAAATTTATTTTATCATATAATAAATCAGAAACTATTGAAAATATATTTAAAGATTTTTATATTGAAAATGTTATAACTAAATACACATTGGGCGGTAATGGTGGAAATAATACAAAAAATAAAGAAGAATTAATAATAAAAAACTTTGAATAAATCTAAATATGATATAAATCAGTAATAATAAACTAATTATTACATATTTCAAGTATAAAAATATATTTTTGTTAGAGAAATATGTCATATTTAGGTTATTATGCCTATTTAAAGGGATATTTAGTTTTTTTCGTTTAATTTTAATATAAAATATGATTTATATTTATATATGGAAAATAATATTGACTGTAATAAATATGGATATATTTATAAATTATGTATTTCTGATGATGATAGTAAATTTTATATTGGGAGCACTAATAGAAATATAAATCAAAGACTCGCTGAACACAAATATGATATACGAGTAGAAAGAGGCTCTAGTAAAAAATATGAATATTTTAAAAATAAAATCGATGATTTAAAAATTATAGTATTAGAAACTTTAACTAATATAAATACTAAAGAATTAAAATTTAGAGAACGATATTATATTGATAAATATAGAAATAATATAAATTTATTTTGTCCTATAAGACTCAAATGTGAAATAGAATTATATAATAAAATTTATTATTATAAAAATAGAGAAAAATTACTTAAACAAAGAAAAGAAACTGTTGAATGCCCTAATTGTAAATGTAAAATTACTTTACAGAGTTTATATAATCATAAAAAAAGTAAAAGATGCTTATATTTGAAAAAAAAAAATTTAATATAAATGATTTATTTTTTTTTATATTATATTATATATATATATAATGGGCTTTCTTGATTCTATAATAAGTTCTGTATCTACTCCATTTAAAAAATTAGCAAAAGGTTTCAAAAGAGGGGCAACTAAAGTTGGCAAAGGTGTTAAAAAGCAATTTGGTAGTGGCTTTAAAAAAGGCTTTCAAAAAGGATTAAGAAAAGTTGGTCGTGCTTTACAGAAACCCGCTGAATTTATAAAATCCAAAGATCCATTAGCAGCCAAAATGGGGGGTGTTGGATTTTTATCTCCACAAAGTCTTATAACTGATATAGCTTTAGCACCTGTATCAGGAATAGGTTATCTGGAAGAATTAGCAGGTAGTCCTGAAAAACAAAAGAAATTAAGAGGGGGAGACCTAGACACAATTTTAGATACATCATTCGCAGGATTATCACTAGTTCCTATGGGATTAGCAAGTAAAGGTGCTAAAAAATTAACAGGATCTGTAAAGGGTTCAGTAAAAAAATTAGCGAGGAAATTAGGAAGTGCTATTAGATAAATCATAATTAAATAAATCATAAATAAAATAAATTATATTGATAATTGGAATTTTTGACATTTCAAACTTCGTTGATGTCTTCTTAGATTATTTACTCTAATTGTAGAATTACAAAACTCACATTGGATAGTTTTTTTTAATTGTTCTAATATTTTATCTTTATTATCTTTATAATATTCTTTACTATATTCTTTAATTTTATCTTTATTATCTTTATGATATTCTTTAATTTTATCTTTATTATCTTCATAATACTCTTTAATTTTATCTTTATTATCTTGATAATACTCTTTATTTTTATCTTTATTATCTTGATAATACTCTTTAATTTTATCTTTATTATCTTGATAATATTCTTTAATTTTATCTTTATTAGTTTCATAATATTCTTTATTTTTTTTATTTATTTTATCTTTATTATTTTGATAATATTCTTTAATTTTATCTTTATTATCTTGATAATATTCTTTATTTTTTTCTAATATATTATCTTTATTATCTTCATAATATTCTTTATTTTTCTTAACAAATTTATCTTTATTATCTTGATAATATTCTTTAATTTTATCTTTATTATGTTTATAATACTCTTCATTTGTTCTTGTTGGTATTACTTTATTAATACAATCTATATTTTCTATAGATTTTCGCTCTTGCCTTAACAATTGCTCTTTATTATTACAAGGAAACTCATCTATTAAAATTATTTGATAATTATTATTTTTAATAATATCAAAGCTAGTTATAAATCCTTTTTTTCCTTTTAAATATGATTTATAGTGAGCTTTATGTTCCGATAATCTTTGAGATAATTTCTGTATTGTAGAACCCACATAAGTTAATCCTGTTGTATTACAAACAATCTTATATATTTTCGCTTTACTATAGTCAATCTGTTTTTTAACTGATTTTTCTGT